TTGTCTCAGTAGCTGCTCCCGTAGGCAAAGGCAGAGAGGCTGCAGATATGGGCACTGCAGATTGATTTGATGCGATCACCACAGGCATTGACGAAGCCATTACCGTCTGACCCAATGCAGCTGGGATACCAGCGTCAATTGAAGCTAGTGAAGCAATCTCGGTAGCCTGATTTGCAGCCGTAGCCGCACCTGCTGGGAGCGGAAGCGAAGCAGCTGAAATAGGAATTGCGGACTGGTCGGAAGCTATAACAACTGGGCTTGAAGCTGCCATGACCTTCTGGCCATTGTTTACGGCATCAGTCGTTTCAAATTCTGGCGCTAAATCGACCATTGAAACCTCAAAAAGCGGGGTTTCCCCCGCTATGATCAAACTTAGATGATTTCGTTAACAGTGAGTGTGGCTCTCAACGAAGATAGAGCTTCGAAGTTCTTAGCCATAATCTTAAGCGTCTGGGTTCCAGTCGCTCCTGCTGTGATTTGCATATCTGGCCAGAGCATTTCGAATGTGTACTGACCAGCTCCAACAATTGCCTCTGCCAATACGGTTGAAGTTGCGTCATCAACTTGAACCAATTGAAAGAGAGAATCACGGCGCGAGCAAACCACGGCGCTGATACCGTAGTAAACCTTGCTAGCGGTCAAGGTGATGGATGCTCCGGTCACATTCGCAAGAGTTGCCGAGCCAGCAGCCAGCTCGCCTGCTGTACTCTTCTTACGAGTCGAGGTAGTCGCTGCAGTTACAGCAATCGCGCCCGAGGCAGTCAGCTGAGGAAGAACCAAGTCACCTGCAGAGTCTTTGAAGGAAAAGGCAACTAGACCTTCTTTACCGGCTGCAGCATCACCTTCAACGTCTTTGTGGTCGATGACTACTTTGATGTTTCCAGCAGCATCGAGACTCGGTAGGACGATGTTTCCAGCGGAGTCTTTGAAAGAAAATGCCAAATCACCAAGAAGACCAGTTGCGGTATCGCCTTCAGCGCTTACGTGGGTGGCAAGGACAGTTAAGTCCCCAGCAGCCGTAAGAGCTGGCAAAATGACGTTACCAGTCGAATCCTTGAAGCTAAAACCGATTGCACCATTTTGGGCCGCTGCAGCATCACCTTCGACGCGGGCAGAAAGGGCCTTACCCGCACTGGTACTGGCATCTTCCAACGTTGCAAAACTTTCGCGAATGTCAGCCATGAATCACCTCGCCTTAAATTGAAAGAGTGCCTTGAATATAGCACTCAATGTCAGCAGATCCCGACCCACTACGGGCCGTTGCTTTTACCTCTACCAGTGTACCAGCTGCGAGCTGGCGAGCGACACGGTAGCTAAAATTTACATTTGGCGAAGCTGGGCCAGTTCTCCCCGATCCAATGACTACGGAATCGGCTAAAACTTCAAAAGTTGACTCCTGCCTGCAAATCACCTGAGCAGACAAAAGGCTGAGAATCTTGCTCACGGGGACCGTATATGATGCCAGCGTCTGCTGACTTCCCGGTGTTGTCAATCCCGCTGAGTCGACAAAAACAGGTGTCCCTGGATCACCAATTGCAACGTTACCGACCACTCTTACATCCTGGATTCCCGCTTCCCCGCGAGCAAACCGCCAGACTCCGGTGGTCGTATCGTAAACCATGATCGGCATACCTTTGTCAGTGACAAGGTCAACCGTCTGGTTCTCTTTCTTCAAAGCCGAATCGATATCAGAAGCCTGAGAAACGACGACTGTAACGTAAACGCCAAAGATTGCACTTCCGCCCGTGACCGTTGCCACAACATAGGGCTTATTGTGCATCTTCGTTACAAGCTGGCGATCGTCCGTGAGACTGCTAACAATCGTCTCATGGCTTGCAAGCAGATAAGATTCCCCTACATCGCCGCCCGTCGTAAAATCATAATACTTGACCGAAACAGAAGCGCCAACATCAAGGCTTTGCACAAATACAGTCGAAAGAATCGAGTTTCCTTCGGTGAACATCTTTTGCGTAAATGTTCCAGGACCCCTTGAAATCAAGGGTAATATCGCTTTCGACTCGTATAGGCCCAGCCGTAGAATTTCCTCGGCCATTTGATGCTCTAAAAGTTAGTTGCGGGGAAGTTTCGAAAAACCGCCCCGCATTGCAACATTGGAGGAAATTCTATTACACAGCGACGTTGTAACCGTAAGACACAGAGACTTCGGTAGCGCTTTGAGCGTGTCCCTGGAAGTCTTTACGCTGATAAGAAGCCATCAACCAACGATCTTGGTTCGGCAGATCTTCCATCACGCGAACACGGATTGGTCGGCGCATACCCACGTAATAGCGGGTTGTGTTGACCAAGAGCAAAGCCGTGCGGTTGGTGGTGACACCGTCATAAACGCCAGTGCCATTGAGGTCAGAGCGCATGTATTCCGAAGTGATGATCGGAATACCTTGGTAACGACCAATCTCGCCAGTTACGACAGTTGCAAACTGACCGTATTTGTCGATAGTGATCACAGATGGCAAGGCCATCATCTGCTGCAGACCGACAGCAGAGACGATCCACATGAGCTGGCCTGGGTTGACACCGAACTTGCCCATTCGCTGGCGCATGACGCGAAGGTTAGCTTCGGTGATGGCTGCGTTCGTGAAGTCGGTTGTTCCACCGTTTGCAGTATTGGCGATACCTGCACGGCGCAGACCGTTCCAGAACTTCTCAGCAACATCAGCGCCCAGGGCCTGAGTATCAGAGTCGATGTGGGTTCCATCTGAGTCACCGTTAAGGATAGCAGCTTCGACAGCTCTCGACTGAGACTGAACAACTTCTGATCGTGCAATATCGAAAATTGCTGGGGCAGAATCCTCGTTTAACTCCTCGGGGAGCACATAGTACTCCGCCGCTTTGACCGGGGAAAAAGTGATCTTACCCGTCGTAAAGTTCGCGTTCGTAATGGCTGTGTTCTCAGCGATCTTGCGGGCCTTGGTCACGCTAGTTTGGATAGGCAAATCGTAGGGAGCTGATCCCAGAGGAATCTCGCGGAATTTGTCCTCAACGACACGGTCCAGCTCGAACTCTTCGACATAGCTCGAAGACATTAGTGTCGGGACCCACTCATCACCGGCGCCGACTACGGTTGAACCGAAGGCCTTAAGACGTGGTGCCAGTTCTGTCTTGCCGTAATATGTGTCAAGAATGCCTTTGACATTGCCCACGCGGTCCTGGTCCGAAGCAGTTCCGATCTTATCCTGGGGAGCGCCGTGGAACATTTGAGCAGTCCAGCGGCTCACGTCCACAGCTCTCTTCAGCTCACGAACCAAAAACTTCAGTTCGGGTGGAACCTTCTTAAAGCGTGGGTCCGAAGTATTAACGTGCATGAGGTCAGCAGGATGCTTGACGCCAAACATCATCATAGCGCGAGCTTCATCAGATCCACCGTTGGAGCGTGGCATGTTTTGAATGCCGCCACTGAGAAGAGTAGAGATAGTTTCTCTTTCTTTAGCGGATTTGGTTTCCATCTCACCAACTTTGTCTTCCAGCGCTTTCGCTCTAGCTAGGATCGCTTCCAGTTCTTTATCCATTGTGCAGACTCCTGTTTTTTTAAAGGTCAAGCGCCTTGAGACGCAGGTCCAGTTTAGTGATGTAATCGGAAACTGCTCTAATATTCTTCGCAGTCTCAGTCATGGGCATAGGACTTTCGGCCATCGGAGCTGGAGCAGTGCTTATGCCTTCAGCTGGTTTCATCTGATGGGCCGCGTTCATTGCTTCGAGTTGACTGCTCATAGTTTGCAACAAATTGATGGCTAAGCCAAGAAGAACATTCGTTTGCTTGCTTTGCTCAAGATAAGGATTCTTCTCCGTTTCTTGCTGAGTGATCGGAGCAACGGGAACAGTCGAACCAGGACCAGTCGGAGCAGGTTCCATTGCCTGCTTAACCGTTATAGGTTTAGCTTTCTTTTCTTCCTCGCTAACCTCTAACGATTTGCGAGTCCCACCTTGATCAAGATACCACCAAACAACAAAGGCATAGTCAATCGATCCTATTGCGGCTTCGCTTGCCCGTTTGGCTTTTTCCCAGAGCTGTTCATCAGCGACCCAAGCCGGTGGATTATTTTCGCCGCCAGCTACTGATTCGGCTGGCTCTTTTCCGAATCGATCCTTCCATGCTGCGAGGTCTTCATCAGACCAAACAATCTCTACTTTCATTGGTTCATCTACATTTTCATAAGGATCTTGGGCTGGCTCATCTTCAACTTCAGCTTCCGTATCGTTATCTTCAAGATCGTCTTTCATTTCTTTCAGTTCGATGCCAAAGACTTTCTTGACCACGTCTGTCATCTCATCAGAAAAATCCAGGTCCCCGGCCATCAGGCTTTGGACCATTTCTTCCGGCATTTTTGTGACTTCTATCAGCTTGGCTTCAGCCTTCTTGATAGAAATTCTTTTTTTCTTCAGCTCCTCACGGAATGCTAGAACCTTGTTCGCGTGTTTCATTTCCAGATATTCCTCCACGATGGGATTACATGTCACGTCTTGCAGGTATTTTGTCGATAGCTTAAAGACGCTATCGGCATTGGCAGGAACGGAGACAACGGAGACTTCAAAAAGTTCTGCCTTGGTGATTTCCAAAGCTCCCCCGGAAAGCCGGTTGTGATCTTTTGCCCGGAATCCAACCGAAAAGCAGTTGAGTACACCGTCTTCGATTAGATCCCGAATCTTGGCAATTTCTGGGTCATCACTCGAGCTGATACGAGCCTTGATATAGAGTCCATCGTTTTTGACTTCGACTTTTACCGGCTTTCCAATGGGTTTATTCTGATCATGATTGAACAGGATCACCCCGGCTTTGTTGAAGCTTTTAAGATCCCAGGCTTGAGCCGGAATTATTTCCTCATCGCGGTCCATGGTTGCCATGTTCGCGTAGCCTTCAATATAGAGGCTATTGTCTTTCAGCTTTTTATGCCGAAGAAAAAATTGTTTTGCCCAAAAGTCCTCTTCAATCTTTGCTGCGATATTCATGGTTAAGCCTTCCTTATTCCAAGGCGTTTCAGATCTTTTTCAGAGACAGCTATGAGCGTGCAGCGGCAATTTATTACCTCGTGAGGAGGTCCACCACCTTCGCGCGGATATTGAAGACCATTGCCAAAAGCCTTGTCATAGGGAATTGCTTCTCCCGCAATGTTCCAGTGATCGCCTTTGCTATCTGGATAAAGACCGCCAGGGTTTCCCCTGACTCTCTCATCTCCGGCATTGACCCAGACCTTGTAAAGGTCGGGGATGACTTTACTAGCATCATTCATAGCTGCAGCTTGACCTAAAGATTGTGCGGTCAAAACTTCTGTTCGGGCAATGGTATCAGCGCGGGCCAGAGATACCTTAGCAATCTCTTTGATATCGTTTCCGATTTCCTTAAGATTCTTATTTTCCGCAATTCCCCGCGTGATCGTATCCAAGACTTTATTGATAGTGGTATCGGATAGATAGTTGTATGAGTCCTCAGCTCTTTTGAATAGAGCGGCGCGTCTCTTACGGAAATTCTCATCCCGGCTTCCTTCTATCGCGTCCTGGTCTGGCTTTCCAAAAGGCATGGATAGGACCGAGTCGTAACCAAGTTCAACTTGATTCTCTAGAATCTTGATATAGTTTTTGGTCCAGTCTTTTCTCTGGGCTGCAAAGCCCTTCTTGATTCTCTTCTTAAGCTCTTCTTCGTTTGGCATCTCCACAGTTTTTTGAATCAATTCATCCTTGGCAATCGATGAAGCCACGGAGACTTGATCAAGGATCAGATCAAGGAAAAGCTCCCTGATGGGCTCCTCTTTCTTCTGCGAGGCTTCGAGAGCCCGCCCTTCCCGGTCGGTCCACCAGGACTTGCCTTCTTCGCGGGTAAAGCGTCCAAAGTTTCGAAGGTTCTCGCTTTTGTAGTCGAGTTGAATTTCAGTGTCAGATTTGTCAGTACCTTCCTGGTTAGTACCAATTTCGTCGGTAGGTCGCTCTTCAACCGATTGGATCGGGACCGGTTGACCTGTCATGTTGGCCTGAGCTGCAGACTGCTGAGGAAAGCCGCTACCGAATCCGCCAAAGCTCTGCTGGGGTCTTGCCACTTGAGGAGGAAGGTCACCGCCAGCAATTGGATCAAGCTTCCAGACCTGCTTACGAACTTCGTTCAGGGTCATCGTCGAGAGCATGGCCGTTGCAAGATCGCTCTTCTCCCTAAGGTTCTCCTGAAGCTCAGGGACTCCGCTATAATCCTTTCGAATCTTGTACTCTTCGCCCAGATAGGGCTTATAAGCTTTGGTCAGGGCATCTGCAAACATGTTGCCGATACTCATTAAGGTCCCATTCCAAAAGCTCTTGATAGCTGACTTATACTGGTCAGATCCCAGGCCGCCAGCTGAATCCTGTATGCTCAGGACTTCTTTTGGAACACCGAAAAGGTTGATGACCGTCTCGCGGTTGTTCCTTATATGCTCCAAAAGCTGCTGGTCTGCGATCGTATGCGCAAAAGCTTCGCCCTTGGCGCCATTTGGGAGTACCAGAAACCGCCTTTGGTTTTGCCTTCCCATGTTTTGCCGCTCAAGGGAGTTTTGCAGATCTTCCCTCTGGGATTTTGTAACCCCTTCCGGTGTCGTTACCAGCATTCCCGGCTGCGCACCCTTCCGGTAAAAGTTATTCAGATACTCGGAGCTGTAACGGTTGAAAAGCACGGGGGCCTGACCTGGAACAAGAGGACTCATTCCCCAATGAATGGAGGATGGATTGGGCCGCTTGATATGAATGATATTGGATGGATCGATTCTCGATTTTAGCTGGGCCAATGGCATCGATTGACGATCAAACCCGATGATGGAATAGGTCCTCAGAAGGCCATTGCCATCTATATCCATGTTGATAATTTCGCTTGGGATATGAATCAGCGTGCGGTTTATAATCGCATTATAGAGAATGATATTACCCGTCACACAGTAATCTGTGATCGAGGTATACTGCAGATCGTAGTTTGTTTGGTGCTTGTTTGGATTGTCCAAAATATATTGGACGGGATGGTTTTCGGCTGGCTCTGTAACAAGG